TAGCATAGGGAGTACCGTCTGCTCTGGGAAGAGTGCCGAAGTTATGACCCCACTTGTCAGAGCATACAATAGCAAGCATCTGACATGTCTCTAAAGGCATTTTGACAATATGTTTGTCAGGGAGAACCCTGGCAGACTCCCAAGGACTGGGAGAGGTCACAAAGATGTTCATCCGAATGTCGAATCAGGTTCTAAAGCAATATAATAGGTTAGATCTTGATTCTTGGAAGTGAATCGTGACAAAAGTTTTTGTGACACAATTACATCATAAGTTCCTGGAAGGACTTTAATGTTCTCAACCTTAAAGTTAAAGGAAAACTCATCAGAGGTTTCACCAACAACTTCTTCATGGCGATTTGAAGTGTCGTTCTTCTTATCACGAACAACCAGTTTAACAACACCTGCTTCACCAACTGCAGAAACATCGGGCAGTTGATATACTGCTGCTGCCTTCAAGAGTTTATCAAGAACTGCTGTAGAAAGTTCAAAGGATACATCTTCGCTAGGAAGTGTAATTTCTTTTTCTGGAGGTGTTACGATTACATTAGGATCTGCAAAGAAATACTTTGAACGAGATCCACCCTCTCTAATTACAACGTAAGATTCGTTAGTAAAGTCAAGTTCTGGACTAGAATGTAAACTCAACCCATTAAGAAATTGGTTGAGATCATAAATCCCAAAATCTCTCATAAATTCTTCAGAGATTGTTGCCTCTGCAAGAATATTCTTCATAAGACTAATAGTGCGGAGTTTATTACCCTCCTTAAAAAGGATTGATTGATTGATTGAAGAGAAGTTCTTCAAAACAGAAATAGTCTTATCAGAAAGTTTCATAATTGTAGGTTTCAGTTTCATCTCACTGAGGATAGGTTTCACGATTTGCATTCTTATCATTGAAATGCATTAGAAGAACAGCATAATGCAAAATCTTCATAATGTCACGACGGGCAGTGCCCTTCTTATCGTATCGTGACGCATACTTGAGGATGTTGCTGCGACAGAATGCCTCACCATCACCACAAGCTTCAATAAGATCAAGAGTTTGGATCTTATCATCGCCAGCAGAATAGTGCTGGTCATATGTTCTAGTGATGTAATCTTTCAGTTCTTTGATAATTACATCTTCACTATATTTCCTTCTACCATCATTAGATGGAGGATTAGAAGGTTTGGGTAAATCAAAAGAAATACTATCTTCTGATTCTACTCCGAAGTAGTTGAATGATACAGGTTGTGCGGCATTAATACCACCCCCTGAGAAGGTGATATGGTCATTACCCATACCACCTGGAAGACCAGAACCACCAAAAACGATAGTGTCTGAAGAAGCAGTGCCAGGGTTGCCCGTCAAACTGAATCCATCTTCTTTCCAATAATCTTGATTAGACATATTTAATTCGTCAAATAGAAAGGACCATGAGTTAGTCATATTATATCAAAATGGGACCTCTGTGTCAATTGGCATTTGAAAATCTGCATCAACTTTGTCGTACAGTTCCAGGAATGCTTGCTTGGTCTCATCATCAAAACGATTCACGCAAACCTGAATGGCCTTTGCTTTGTCATTGAAGATACTGTATGCACGGACGATATGAACTAGACGACGGGTGCTAATGATTTCTTCGATACCACCATCATAGAATGTCTTGCGGATGATGTCTGCCCAATCGCAGAGACGCTTACAGAAGTCTGTATCACTACAGAGTGCCATAAGGATCTTCTGCTCCACTGCAGAGGCAGGATAGGACTGCTCAAAGGTTACAGGGAATCGCTCAAGGAATGCTTCGTTGAGCACGTTAGTGCCAATGAATCGTCCATCTTCGCTTCCTTTGCCTTTAGTATTGGCGGTTGCGAATACGTTGAAACCTTCTGCGGGCGTAATGAATTTGCCAATCTTCTTGAGGAAAACTCCTTTTCCTTCAAGAATAGACTGGAGACAAAGGATTTTGTTTGAGGCAAGGTCGATTTCGTCAAGGAGCAAGATTGCTCCACGTTGGAGTGCTTCAGTGACTGGTCCATTGTGCCAGACGGTTTCTCCGTTAATAAGACGGAAACCACCAATAAGATCATCTTCATCTGTTTCGATTGTGATGTTTACGCGAATGAGTTCCCGTTTTGTTTGCGAACATGCTTGCTCCACAGAAAACGTTTTACCATTACCCGAAAGACCCGTAATGAACGTAGGGTAAAATAGACCGGACTTAATAATCTTTTTAATATCAGCGAAGTTACCAAAGCTGACGAAGGTATCATCTTTTGCAGGAATAAGGTTTTGCTCAACAGCAGGCATTGCAGTTGGTGCCTGATAGGTTTGTTCTAGTTTTTCTTGTACAGTCAAGTTCCACTTTCCACGACTAGTCTTGTATTGAGTGAGTTTGTTGGTAACAGTTTGATAGTTCGCACCATTCATGGCACACCAGGCACGAATATCAGCAGCAGCAACAGACTCACCATACAATCCCTGAAGGGAAGTGCGAATGAACTCAGGTGAGAGGGACATGTTGTTTGTTTGAACTGAAGTTATTATAAACGAAAAGATGGGGATTTTAAACCCCTATGGATCACTTTACAAACCGTCCATACTTAATTCTCAATGCACCTAGCAACCATGCATCTGTTAATTTCTTAGGACCCTCTAAAAGAACCTTACGAATCTTAGGGTTAGTTTCACTTTGAAGTGCGATTTCTTTCCAGTTCATGCCACCAAAGAAATAAATTCACCAAGAACTTTCTTATTTAGTTTCTTAGTCTTCAAAGATTTAAGAAAAGCAGATTTGATCTTTGCTTTAGTAGCACCATCATCAACCTCAAACTCAGAATCCTGAGACAGTGTAGTTGCAGACAATCCAAAATATGCATGGTAACCAGACTTTTTGATACAGAAACTCCTGTTCTTTCTCCAATCAATCATAATTTTATCATAATCAGTATCTCCATAATTGTAATAGAGTTTGATGAAGTCATTTGCTCCACGACCTTCTAAAATACGCATACCAATAAAATTTACCGATGGAAACTTATCACGCATATTTGTCAATAAAGTCTGAGTGAAGGTGTGCCATCCGTAGTCAAACTTATAAGTGTTTCCAGTCTTTCTATCACGAAGAAAACTAAACTCAGGATTAACACGACGTTGACCCATATAACGACTATTAGGTCTAATAATTTCCACATTATACCCAATATCATTTGCTTCACCATCAGTTAAGATAACACACTGAACCTTCTGCAATTTATTTTCTTTTTGAAACTTGGGAAGAATTTCATGGAGAGCAATAAGAGATTCATTCAAAGGAGTACCAGAAAGACTCAATCGCCTTGAAATTGTATATGTTGCCTGGTAGTAACTGTTATGATAGTTAGCAACACGCCAGATGTTTTTCATCTGCCTTTCCATTTCTTTACCATTTGTTTTACTGGTAAGGAGATTCATCAAAGAAAACTCATCACCTACTGCCAGAGTATATTCTTTCTTATCCGTGCGATCTCCAATTTTTGCAGGTTTGATTACATCACCATTAGTGAGATCAAATTCACAACGCTCCCATTCATTAGTAAATGCATAAACATCAAAAGGAATACCAACTTTCTTACAAAACCAAATGAGATTGAACATCTGCTTACAAGTATCCAGAAGAACACGGCTCATAGAACCAGACCAATCAAGAATAAAGACTAGTCCGTGACTTTTGCCATCAGCAAGAGTTGTGACCTTTCTGAATAGATCTTCGTTGTATTTGTAGGTATGCAGTTTAGTTGTATCTAAGACACCTGTACGTGCTGTGGTAGCACGGGCATAAGAGTCTGCTGCTTTCTTACACTCAAACTCTTTAACAAGATAATTGATTTCTTTCTGTGCAGAACGTTTGAATTTAACAAACTCAGCATCAACTTCTCCAAAAACTTCTACATGAGAAAACTTATCTTGCTGATGATTAAACCAACGATCAATCTCATAATGCACTTTATCATTTTTTGCAATAATTACATCAAGATTGACCTTAGGAATCTCAACGTAAACATTATCAGAACCGTGAGTATTTACTAAATTACGAAGATTACCTTCTAAAGATTCTGCAGTTTGAACACCCAAATCATCAGGGACATCACCAGAAACATCACCAGGAGTTTTTTTATTGTCACTTTGTACACTATCACCAGAACCCTCACTATCTCCAGTAGATTCTGGTGATTCTTGAGGTGGTTGGTTTGCTGGTTGATCAGTGCTGCCACTAATCTCTGGTGGAATCTCACTACTATCCACCTTTTCTTCGTTCTCATTCTTACAGAAAAGATAGAGTTCTTCTGCAACTTGAAGGACCTCATCAAAAGTTTCTACATTAGAAATTTTTTCAATGAGTTCATTTTCTTCAGGAGTAGTGAAAGAAATGTCTAAAAAATTGCCGATCTTAAAGTAAAGATTTGCACGATCAGCAAGATTAAGATCAGCAACATTGCTGTCAGATATAGAGAAAAAGTCTTCTGCTTGTAATTCCTTGTAGCCATGGTAGAAAGTTTTTGCTAGTCCGGCATATTTGCGTTTCATCATCTTTTCAATTCTTGCATCCTCAACCACATTCACAAACTGGGGAGGAACTGCTACTTTCTCTAACCAGTTTTCATCTGGTGTGAATAATGCATGACCCACCTCATGTCCCACCAGAAGGTCATATACCGTATCACTTGCTTTATCCCACATTGGAAGCGTTAGAACGCGGGTATGAACGTTAAAGCAAGCAGTCTCTGTCTGTTTGTGCTCTACTACCAGGTCTTCAGTGGCAAGGAGTTTGGCAAGTTGAGATTTGATTTCCTGTTTGATTGCCATAGGTCTGTCTCGTATGAACCTATAATACCAAACCCCCACCGTATGGCGGGGGTATTAGGTGACAGTTCTCCAATTGGTTGGTCTCGGTCAGCTTGTTAAAATTGGTCTGCAAATTCGTTTACATGTTGCCTGGTTATCGCTACAATCGATTAAACATTCGTAATAATCGTTGATTTGATCGCTCTCCTCCATTGTAGTGTCTAAGGTTTTACTAAGTCTTTTAAGACTCCTAGTCCAGTCTGCTAATTGATTAAATGATACTAGATTGTGCATGATGCCCTCCTCATGAAAAAAAATAATAAAGGGAGTTTACTACATCCATTTCTCCAATTCTGTTATTATTTAGTCAGCGTATGCTAACTTAATGAAGTTCTTGTCATACTTAACCTTTTCATGATGTCACGCAATAGTTCTTAACCAACTATTCTACTAAACCCCTTTATCTTATCAAATTTGGTAACACTATCAAACTTATCATGCAATGATTCTTTATGTGAGATAACAAAAATATTTGCATCCTTAATTACAAATTTAATAATCTTTAGAAATTCTTCTGTACCAAATCCATCTAGAGAACTATCAAATACTTCATCCATAATCAATAGATTAGTATTGACAGAATTTTTCATTCTTGCAACTTCTCTCCAAGTAAACAAGAGTGCTAAGTCGATTCTCATCTTCTCTCCCTCGCTGAAAGAAGCATAAGAAAAATCTTCATGGATTGGAGACTGGACGGTTTCATTAAACTCTTCATCAAGTGAGAAGTTAATATAAAAGTCCATAAGTTGTAGA